CTCAGATCCCTCTCCGCATCGGAGTTGGTCGCAACCCTCGTCTAGACGAGTTTCGCAGTAGACGTTGTGACATTTTGGGGCCTATCATACATCAGCATGTGCCAGTGCTCCCTACAAATACTAGGGACAATTTGCTTGCGGCTGTTGATAAGCGGTGTAACTTTTCTAGTTCCCAGCGTGTTGACGTAACTGTGTTGGAGGCTAGCAATAGTCTTCTGCATGAGATTTGCCCAGATCCATTGGACCCTGTTGATTGGACTCTGGAGCGTTTTCACGTTTGGAACAGTCAGTTTCCCGCTAGTAAACAACGCAAGCATCTGAAGGTCTTGCCTCGTATACGCGAGTGTACTTCTAAGGAGTTTTCTTCTAAAAGTATATTCGTTAAGGTCGAGGCCCTTCTTAAGAGGCACGATGTTAATTGGGCACCCCGAGTGATCTATCAGAGCTCCGACTTACATAATGCTTTGTTGGGGCCTGTGATGCAGGAGTGCACTAAGAGGATGTTTCGTCTGATGGAACAGTGTGGTTCGTCCACTGCTGTCAATTATATGGGCGCTTATGCCAAGACTTCAGACGAAGTATCCGAGCGGATTAATCGTCACGGTGAGCGTTCCAGTGTTTACTTGGAGTCGGATTTCACTGCCAATGATATGAGGCAGGTTTATGATGTCCATTTGTTGGAGATTGCATGGCTTAGCCGATTCGGCGCACCCCTGTGGTTGACTGGTTTGATGGCACATGCCAATACTTTTGTCTTCAAATCAGCCGAGCACGGTATTATGGGTGTGGTCAAAAATCAATTGGCTACAGGCGCGCAATCTACTACCTTCAGGAATTCCATGTGGAACGCCGTGATTAATAAGGCCTTTGCTTTGAGAGTAGGTGCTCGAGGTGACACCATTTTGCTGGGAGATGACATGCTCATGCGTCTGGATAATCCTTTTAGCAGCAATGCTAAAAGTCTTAGAAGGGAGTATGAGTATGTTGTTCGTTTGGCGTGCATGGTTGCTAAAGTGTTTGTTCGCAAACACTTGGCAGACTGTACGTTCCTCAGCAGGCACTTTGTGCCCACTGATAATGGTCCGGTCATGGTACCTTTTCTCGCTAAAGCAATAGCTCGCTTTAATGTTAGGGCAACTTTCAATGAAGGTGTGACTGATGAAGCTTATGTTGCGGGTAAGGCTTTGTCTTACGCGTATGAGTTTCGTCATGCACCTGATTTGAGTAAGTTGTTCTACAACAAATACGTGGCTATGGGAGTCAATGACATTGATGTCAGTACATTGGGTTGGTTCGCCAAAGGAGCTTTTCTGCGTTTCGGCGTAGAAGGGGTTCGGAAGCGGATTTTAACTCCTCGTATTTGCGCAACACGGGACGATTTGAACGTGTTCTATCATCGCAATTGCGGGTTGATGTTTTCTGACGTCAGGGATTTGCTTTATTCCGTGCTGTTCGGATGCGCCGATATCGACGCTGACGGGTATTTGTTGCTTTGCAATGAGTTTTGTTAGTGAGGTGTCGTGCACCCGGCATACGGATGGTTTCGGGTTTAGC